GGAGCTGGCGTCTTTGGGGGAAAACGATGGCGATTGACCTGACCAAGCTGACGCAGAGCGAGCTGCTCCAGATCGTCAACAGCACGCCGCAGGGCGAGACGCTGACGCGGTCGCGCCTGCGCCGGCAGATGGACGCCGGGGCTTTACGCTTCGGCGACGGCGCCAACATCCACCTCGTGCGGTACGTCCGCTGGTTGGTGGATGAGATGGACAGGCCGCGCCCGGCGAGGATGGACTACGCCGAGGCGCGCCGCCGCCAGGCCGAGAAGAACCGTGCCGCCACGAAGTCCATCCAGGACATAGCGCCCATCCCGGAGATCGAGGACTACCCGCGCCGCAAGGCGTGCGGGGCTTCCTTCCGCATCTTCTGCGAGATGTACTTCCCGGCGGCGTTCCACCGCGCTTGGTCCGACGACCATCTCCGCGTGATCGCCAAGATCGAGAAGGCCGTGCGCGAGGGCGGGCTGTTCGCCTTCGCCATGCCTCGCGGCTCTGGCAAGACGACACTGGCAAGGTGCGCGGCGTTGTGGGCGGTCCTCTACGGCTACCGCCCGTTCATCTGCCTGATCGGGGCGGCCGACGATCGCGCGAAGGAACTGCTGCTGCCCATCAAGAAGCACGCCCTGGAGAACCCGCTGCTGCTGGCGGACTTCCCGGAGGCGATCCATCCGCTACGGGCGCTGGAGAATTCCTCCAAACGCCAGCTCCAGCAGCATTGCCACGGACGGCTGACGCACGTCCACTGGGGTCAGAACAAGTTGGTCTTTCCGACAGTCGAAGGTGAGGACCTGCCCCGGGTGCTTCGTGACGATGGCTTGGAGATGAGCCCATCGTGCGGCTCGATCATCACCACCACCAGTCTGGACGCCAACATGCGCGGCCAGCAGCACACCCGCGTGGACGGTTCGATCATCCGACCGTCGCTGGTCCTCCTGGATGACCCGCAGACCCGCGACTCGGCTCGGTCGGTGGACCAGACCCATAAGCGCCTGGAGCTGCTCAACGGCGACGTCTTGGGCATGGCCGGCCCGGGCGAGCAGATCTCGGCCCTGATGACCTGCACGAAGATGTACGAGGGCGATCTGGCCGACACGGTGCTGGACCGTGATGAATACCCGGAGTGGGACAGCGAATGCACCCGCCTGGTGTACTCCTTCCCCACGAACGACAAGCTCTGGGAGGAGTACTTCGAGGTTCGCCGCAGCGGGGGCAAGGCCGCGGCTAATGAGTTCTACAGCCGCAACCAGGCGGCCATGGACGCCGATGCGCAGATCGCATGGCAGGCGCGCTACGACGGCAAGAGCGGCGAGATCAGCGCGATCCAGCACGCGATGAACCTGCGGAAGAAGGTCGGGCTCGAGGCGTTCGCGGCCGAGTACCAGAACGAGCCATCCCTCCAGCAGACTTCCGATCAGGTCCTTACGGCCGACCAGGTGATGGAGAAGACCAGCGGGTTCAAGCGCGGCGAGATTCCGCCGGCCTGCACGAAGATGACGATGTTCATCGACATCCATGACCGTCTCCTGTTCTACGCGGTCTGTGCCTGGGAGGAGACGTTCACCGGGTACATCATCGACTACGGCGCGTTCCCGGAGCAGCGGCGCTCGACGTTCACCTTGGCTGACGCCACCATGACGCTCGGACGCGCTTCTCCCGGTGCGGGCGTGGATGGGTCCATCCATGCCGGGCTGGAGAAGCTCGTCTCGGCGTATCTGAACCGCGATTGGAGCCGTGGCGGGAGTTTGATGCGGATCGACCGTCTCCTGGTGGACATGGGCTACAAGCCCGGCATCGTCGCCTCGGTGAAGCAGAAGGCGGGCGGCTCGGCCATGATGCTCGCCAAGGGCATCGGCATCCGGGCCAGCCGCAAGCCCATCGCCGAGTACGCCCGCAGGCCCGGCGAGACCATCGGCCACTACTGGTATGTGCCGAACGTCCGCAAGACCGGCCAGTTCCAGCATGTGCTGGTGGATGTGAACTACTGGAAGCGGTTCGTGCAGGATGGGCTCGGCACTGCCGCCGGCGACCGGGGCTGCATCAGCCTCTTTGGAAAAACGTGCAAAGCCGCTTCGACGGGCTCAGGGCAAGCCAGGAACGACGTTCGCCAGCATGAACTGATCGCCGAGCACGTGGCCCGCTCGGAGAAGTGGGTCGAGGTCACGGGGCCGGGCGGCGCGGTCCGCGAATGGTCGCCACTGCCGACGCGGCCCGACAACCACTGGTTCGACTGCCTCGTCGGCTGCGCCGCGGCGGCCAGCATGGTCGGCATCAAGGCCGCCGGCGAGGCCGCGCCTGTTCGGCAGCGGAAGAAGTACACGCAGGACGACCTGCGGAGGAGATAGCCATGAGCGATGGAACGATCCGCAAGACGTGGGATCCCGCAGAAAGCAAGCGTGGCCTGGAATGCCGCCATTGCGGCTGCAAGCACTTCCGCGTGGTCTACACCCGCCCAACCTGGGGCGGCCGAATCATGCGCCGCCGGGAGTGCCGCCACTGCGGAAAGCGGGTTACGACGTGGGAGAGGGCGGGGGCGTAGGCCGAAGCGAGCCGCAACAGGGCGGAAGCAGGGTGTTTGGTGTAGCCCATTCTTGGGCCTGTATTTGCGTGCTTTTCGCTGGACATATTTCCCATGCGTGGTAATATAATAGACGCTCCGACCTCCGGCAAGGGAAACGGCGGAGAGGAAACCCGGCCGAGTGCCCGAACAAGTTGCGTTATCCTCCGCGCGGTTGTTCCGCACAAGCTGAACCTTTCGGTTGCAGACAGGCACCGCCCATGCCGGAAAAAGGAAAGGGACGAATCATGCAGGCGAGAAAGATGGCTGGAATGACGGGAATGGCGGCGGCGATTCTGCTGCTGGCGGCGGGGATGGCACAGGCGGACACCATCATCCACGGCGGCACGACGATCAACATGGATTTCGTCACTGTGGGCAACCCGGGAAACACGGCCGATGACACCGGCTACGGCGCGGTAGGTTACGCCTACAAAATTGGCAAGTATGAAGTGACGGCTGACCAGTGGGCGGCTGTCGTTGCGGCGGACTCCGGCCTCCGCGGGGCGTGGTGGAATCCGACCGGTTCGCAGCCAATGGGCAACATAACCTGGAACGAAGCGGCGAAGTTCTGCAACTGGCTGACCACTGGCAGTACGACCAGCGGTTACTACACGATCTCTGCCGGTGTGGCCTCCATCCCGAATGGGGCGAGCCACTATGCTTACGCGGCTGCCAATGGCACGACGTATTTCATCCCGACGGAGGATGAGTGGTACAAGGCGGCGTACCACAAAAACAACGGCGTGACAGGCGGCGCGGACAACTACTGGGATTATCCCACCGGCAGTGACACTGTGCCGACGGCGGTCACGGGCGGTACGGGTGCTGGCACCGCTGTATTTGTGGGTAATGGTATAAGACCGACAGCCCCTGCCGTCGTCAGCAACGCCGGCGGTTTGAGTGCTTACGGCACCATGGGTCAGGGCGGCAACGTCTCGGAGTGGAACGAGACCCCCGGGGTGTATACCTGGACCCATCCCGACAATCCCTTATGGACCATATCCGGTACCACTCGCGGGCTGCGTGGCGGGTCGTTCGCGAGCTCCGGGAGCAACCCCAACAACGGCATCTTGCTCGCATCCTCCACCTCGAGCTTCTACTGGGATCCGTACACGAGCAACGATTGGGGGCTCCGTGTCGCCGCCATCGCACCTCGAACCCACGTCCTTACAGTCGGTGTCCGTTGGGACTCAGTCATTCCAGGTGACTTGCTGCGAGGTGACTTGGACGCCGACCATCTGGCAGGCGCTCTTCAATCAAGCATGCCTTCTGTAACTGCCGCTCGGACTGAGCGGCTTGAACTGAGTTCATCTGTTTCGGGCGGATCGAACCTGTTGGCCTTTGAGACCGCATTTGATAGACTTGTGGGGGCGGTGCTCCCGGGTGATACGATCATCCTGTCTTTCGCCAGTCACGGGGACAGCAACGTGCTTGGAACAGAGGCGCCATTTAACACGAACCTGGATGCATTTGTTCCCTATGGGAAAGGGCCAATGCAGGTGCGCACAGGCGATGAGTATGTCCTCTTGTCCGAAGCGAGTAAGTACGCCGAGACAGATCGTCTGTATGATGATGAACTTGCGTTTCTCTTGGCAGACGAGAGGCTGAAGGATGTCCGAAAGATCGTGATCTTCGATAACTGCCGTTCCGGTGGCTTCGGGACTGATCTCACGACGGGCGTATCACAGATAGCAGTTCTGGCCGGGTGCAACGAAGGATACTTCACATACAGCGCGCTGGACGGCACCGGCGTCTTCACAAATCGGATTTGCGATGGGCTGGCCGCGGGGCCGGATAGGTTCCCCAAAGCAGATGGATATGGGGGCGGGGTTAAAGACGGCACCGTAACTCTAGACGAGTTGAACGCATACATCAAGGCCTTTGATTTCGGAGACTTGATGGGGCAGGAACTTGCGCTGCGATACGTCGAAGGAACGGGTATCTTCCAGGGCTTGGATGTTGATTTCTCGACTAGCTCGGACTTCTTTGGCGGCTTTGACAGTACCCCCGAACCCACCACGCTGTCGCTACTGGCCCTGGGCGGCCTGGCGATGATTAGGCGCAGGCGGAAGTGACCCAGCCGTAGCCCACAACGAGACCTGACGCGCGTGGGCGGGTCTTTTCGGACCGCCCGTTTGCATGCGCGGCCGTCGAACGTCCACCCGTGTAACGATCCGCATTCGCCCCTAGAATCCGCTTTGTAGACACATTCCCTCGGTGTAGATTCGACTCAGACAACCAGGACGCGCGACGCACCGGCTGATCCCCGGAGCGCTGCCAAAGATACGAAGGCTTCATGGAGCCATGCACTCCGTGGAGCCTTTTTTCTTTGGCTCGCGCGGCCGGTTGCCCTTGAGAAATACCATGGCGGACACGGACATCGAAATCGCAATCGCGGCCAACGCCCTCGGCCCCAAGCAGGCGACGGTGGATGGTGTGACCGTCCAGCAGCACTCGCTGGCGGATCAGATCGCCGCCGACAAGCACCTGGCGAGCAAGCGTGCCACCGCAGATCCACGCAAGGCATTCTGTCGCGTGAAAATCGTTCCCCCTGGAGCCGTGTAAGACATGTTCGATTGGCTGAGGAACATCCTGGGCTGGCGAGATGAGCGGGCAAGGCCCCTCGGCCGCATGATCCGTGCCCGGTTCGACTCGGCCCAGACCAACGCTGACAACAGGCGTCACTGGGCCAACGCCGACGGCCTGTCGGCTGATGCCGCAGCCAGCCCTGCCATTCGCCGCACGCTCCGCAACCGTGCCCGCTACGAGGTGGCGAACAACTCCTACGCTCGCGGGATCGTCCTGACCCTGGCCAATGACGTAACCGGCACCGGGCCGCGTCTCCAGATGCTGACCGGTTCGACCCGCCGCGGCGGGCTCACCGAAGGCGACTCGGGCAAGACCAACCAGACAATCGAACGCGAGTTCATGGCCTGGGCGAAGGCCGTGGACCTGCCCGGCAAGCTCCGCACCATGCGGATGGCCAGGGCGCAGGACGGCGAAGCGTTCGGGATGCTGTTCAGCAACGACAATCTCAACTCACCCGTCAAGTTGGACCTCAAGCTCATCGAGGCCGAGCAGATCGCCACGCCGAGTGCGAAACTGGGCGTCCTGGGGGCGGAACTGGCCGTGGATGGCATCGAGTTTGATCCGTTCGGCAATCCGGTAGCCTACCACATCCTCAAGTCGCATCCCGGCAGCGGCGCGGCCGTTTCCAGCCTGGACTATGAGCGCGTGCGGGCCGACAGCGTGATCCACTGGTTCCGCGCCGACCGGCCCGGCCAGCGCAGGGGCCTGCCGGACATCCTGCCGGCGCTGCCGCTGTTTGCGCAACTCCGGCGGTACACGCTGGCGGTGATCGGCGCGGCCGAGAGCGCCGCCAACATCGCCGTGCTTATGAAGACCAACGCCCCGGCCGGCGGCGAAGCGGCGGAGGTCGAGCCCATGACGGAGATGGAGTTCTCGCCCAACATGGCGGTCTTCACCCCGGAGGGTTGGGAGCCCAGCCAGATCAAGGCCGAGCAGCCCGCCACCACTTACGACATGTTCAAGCGCGAGATCCTCAACGAGATCGCCCGCTGCCTGAACATGCCCTACAACATCGCGGCCTGCAATTCCTCGGGCTACAACTACGCCTCGGGGCGGCTTGACCACCAGACCTACTACAAGAGCATCCGCGTCGAGCAATCGCATGTCGAGTCGGTCATCCTGGACCGCATCCTCGACGCCTGGCTGGCCGAGGCCGTGAAGGTTTTCGGGCTGGGCCAGATCGCAGATGCATCGCACCAGTGGTTCTGGGACGGCCACGAGCACGTGGACCCCGCCAAGGAAGCATCCGCCCAGGCCCAGCGCCTTGCCTCCAACACCACCACGCTGGCCAGTGAGTACGCCAAGTGCGGCAAGGACTGGGAGACCGAGCTTCGACAGCGTGCGAAGGAAGTGGCCCTGATGAAGGAACTGGGGTTGACGGTGGCGCAGACGGCGCCGGCCCATACGACCCAGGAGCAAGTCAAGGAAGATGACGATGGCGACGAGCAAGACACCCGGCAATCAAAAGCCGCCTGAGCGGCTGGAACTCACGGCCCAGATGGACATCACCGCCGGCGCCGACACCGGCGACGGCAAGTCCACTCTGCCGCGATTCAGCATGGTCGCCTACACAGGCGGGCCGATGCGGGTGGCAGGCTGGCGGCATCCGGTGGTCGTGGACCTGGCCGGGCTGGCGGTCCCGCGGCAGAACGCCCCGATCCGTGAGTCGCACGGCGCACGCATCGGCCACGCCGAGAGCATCCGCGTCGAGGCCGGGCAGCTCGTGGCGGCGGGCGTGATCTCCTGCACGGGCCAGGTAGCCCGCGAGGTGGTCGCCGACGCCAAGAACGGCTTCCCGTGGCAGGCATCCATCGGGGCGTCGGTCGAGCAGTTTGAGTTCATCAAGGAAGGTCAGTCCGCCCTGGTAAACGGCCGGGACTTCTCCGGCCCCGTGAACGTTGTCAGGAAGGCGACGCTGGGGGAAATCAGCTTTGTAGACCTTGGAGCCGACGGGAACACGTCGGCCAATGTGGCCGCTATGGCCAAGGAGAACATCAACATGGACGGTAACGACACCATCAAGCAGGACAAGACCGCAGAGGGCATCGAGGGCAAGGAAGCCCCGGCCGCTACGGCACAGGCGACCGCCGGCACGGAGGCCGGCACGCCTGCCATCAAGGCCGCGGCCACAACTGTGACGGCCGGCGCCGGCATCACCGCGACGTGCGTCGCCGACATGCGCGCCAGCGCCGCGGCCGAGCAGGAGCGGATCGTAGCCGTTCGCAAGGTTTGCGGCGACACCCACGCGGAGATCTGCGCCAAGGCCATCAAGGATGGCTGGGACGTCACCCGCACGGAACTGGAGGTGCTGAGGGCCGACAGGCCCAAGGCCCCGGCCGCGCACATTCCCGATCCCGGCGCGCCGGGAACCGGCTCGGTCCTGGAGGCCGCCTGCATGCTCACCGGCGGCGTCAAGGGCGACGTGGTGGTCGCCGCCTTCGGCGAGAAGTCCGTCGAGGCCGCCGACAAGCGGTTCAAGGGCGGCATCGGGCTCCAGGAACTCTTGCTGGAGGCCGCCTGGGCCAACGGCTACGACGCCCGGAACTTCCGCGACAGCCGCGCCGTGCTGCGGTTCGCGTTCGGCCACGCCGGCGGCATCCAGGCCGGGTGGTCCACCATCGACATCGGCGGCATCCTGTCCAACGTCGCCAACAAGTTCCTGCTGGAGGGCTTCTTCAGCGTCGAGCGGACCTGGCGGAACATCTGCGCGGTGCGGAATGTGTCCGACTTCAAGACCGTCACTTCGTACCGCCTGATCGGCAAGGACCAGTACGAGATCGTCGCCCCCGGCGGCGAACTCAAGCACGGGACGCTGGGCAACGAGTCCTACACCAACAAGGCCGACACCTACGGCCTGCAGCTGGCCATCGACCGGCGGGACATCATCAACGACGATCTCGGCGCCATCACCACGGTCCCGCGCAAGCTCGGACGGGGCAGTGGCCTGAAGATCAACGACGTGTTCTGGGGCATCTTCCTGAACAACGGCTCTTTCTTCACCGCCGGCAACAAGAACTACACCACCGGCGCCGACACGGTGCTGTCCATCGACGGGCTGACGAAGGTGGAGAAGCTCTTCGCCGACCAGGTGGACTCCGACGGCAAGCCCATCGGCATCCAGCCGGCGGTCATGCTGGTGCCCACGGCCCTGTCGGCCATGGCGACCATGCTCTTCAAGAGCCTGGAGATTCGCGACACCACGGCCAGCACCAAGTATCCGGTGGCCAACCCGCACCAGAACAAGTTCCGCGCCGAGGTCAGCCGCTACCTGTCCAACTCCAGCTACACCGGCAACAGCGAGAAGGCCTGGTATCTGCTGGCCGACCCGGCCGACCTGCCCGTCATCGAGGTGGCGTTCCTCAATGGCCAGGAGTCCCCGACCATCGAAACGGCGGATGCGGACTTCGGAACGCTCGGAATCAGAATGCGCGGCTACCACGACTTCGGCGCCTCCCTGCAGGATCCCAAGGGCGGCGCAAAGGCAAAAGGTGAGGCCTAAGCCTCACTCTGACAGGAGATAACGAACATGGCACAGAACTATCAGGCAACATTCATTCA